ATGTTGACCTGCACCGTCCAGCGCACACACGAATCCGGCAAGCCCAAAGCACGCGGCATTCTTGGCCCTGGCGCTAAGGGTATCGTCAGCATGTACTCGATCAAACATGAGGCAATGAAACGCTCCGTGCGCGTCATGCAGCTGATCGCAGCCGGCGAGGAAAGCACGCCCGGGGTCAAACCCCTAATCCCTTCGCTTATGGATCCCGAGATCCTGACCTTTTCGTCCGCGCGCGGCATGATGATCGCAGGCTTCGAAGAAATCGACGGCCGCCGTTACTATCAGGGATGGCTGCTGCATTGGGACGGCAGGTGAGAGGCACACAATGTGTGGACGAATTGCTCAGTCGCGTGCGGTCGCCGACTATCTTGAAACGATTGCCTGGAACTCGTACAGCCTGCCAGATGCGCTTGGCCCACGATATAACGTGCCGCCTGGCACGAAGCCGCTGACATTCCACTGCTTGGCTGGCGATCCCGAAGCGACTCGGCTTTTCTGGGGCTACAAGCCGATCTGGTTCAAACGCGCTCCGGTGAGCAACGCCCGCCTGGACACCATCATGGATCCAAAAAAATCATTCTGGCGCGGCCCGTTTGAACACGGCCGCATGCTGGTTCCAGCAGATGGCTGGTACGAATGGACCGGCGAGAAAGGCAGCAAGCAGCCTTGGTTCATCCACTCCGAGGGCGACGAACCCATCATGATGGCAGCGATCTGCGCGTGGCGCCCCGGTGACGAGACGGACGCGGAACACGGCATGGCCATCGTGACCGATGATTCCGCAGGTGGAATGGTCGACATTCACGATCGCCGGCCCGTAGTACTCGCGCCATCACTTGCTAGGGAGTGGGCCAATCCTTCGACAACTACCAGTCAAGCACGGGAAATCATCGCTGCAGCATTACCACCAGATGCTTTTTCTTGGCATCAGGTGAAACACGAAGTCGGCAGTTCGCGTTACAACGCTCCTGATGCATTCCTTGCACTTAAAACTTAACAGTAAGAGAGAAATCGATGGACCAAGGGTGGGCGGCTCTCTTCGGAGCGATGATCGGCGCTGTTGCTGGACTTGGATCAGCTTGGTGGATAGAGCGCACTCGTGCCAAACGAGTCGAAAAATCGCTTGCGTTAGCGCTCCGCGCCGAGATAACCGCGATCCTCGATATCCTTCAAGAGCGGGGATATATCGAGTTTCTAGATTATTACATCCAAAAATTTAAAGGCGGCGAAAGACCTAAATTTCAGACGCCAAGCGTGAAGCAGAATTACTTCACGGTATATGAGCAAAACGCATCCTCGATTGGAAGCTTGCCGTCCGACGTTTCGCCGCTGGTGGCAAGGTTCTACACGTTTGCTAAGGCGTTCATTGAAGACTGCGATGGCGCCAACGAGCGCACAGTTGCATATGTCCAAACAAGCCAGCTACTTGAACTCTTTGAAGAGTCGAAAGTAGTCCTAGTTAAAGCAATTGAGGCGGGACGCACTGCCTCTGATAAGCTCGGATACGTTTATCTTAAGCAGTAAGATGAACGCCGCATAGCGCTGGAGTGAATGAGCGCCGCTCGATGCCGTTAACCCACTCTTCGCTCAAACCAAAGGCGTCCGCCAACTAAGGCGTTAGCAGCCGTTTGACACCAGTTACAGGATCACGAACCGTGGAGCACACGACTAAACCATGGCACTACGCCCTCAACGGGACCGTGCGTCCTCCACGTGCACAAATTACGGTCGACCCGTTTTCTGTCGTGGCTGTAGATGACGACACCGGTTATACCGACTTCACATTCAGCATTGCCAATAATGAGATCGCGTGTTGGGCTCAATCCCAATTCGAGTGGAATATTGACCGGTTGAAAAATGTTGTCCGGCATATTCTAGAAGCCAAGTTTTCCATGTTCGGCTTCGTGTTCGGCAACGGATATGAGATCGAGATCGACGCCGTCCTCACCCCAAATTTAGATACGCATAGGGTATATGGAATAGACGTTGCTGCCTTAAGGCATCAAGGCAGCCTCGACGAAGCGTATGCCGAAGTCGATCGTCTTGGGAAAATTGTTCAGCAAGAGTTCGGTGCTCTAGTGACCCGAAGCCTGATCGACTTTTCGTCAGCGTTGAAGGATCCGATTGACGCCGCCTTCTATTGCTATCGGGCAATCGAAGGGCTCTGCAACCATAACGCATTTCGTTTAGGTATGGACGAGCGCAGCAAAAAGGCTTCTAAATGGGAAGAGTTTAGGAAAATTGTGAACGTTGATCGAGATTTGATTGACCAGATAAAGGCAGATGCGGACCCACTGCGACACAACAGCGTTGGCACATTCACTCATACGGTCAACGAACATCAGTTAAAGATCGCAAAAAACATTATGTCAGCCTACTTCAAGCGCCTTTAAGCAAATGGCGACCACTGCCGCCGCCACTTAACAGATTCGCAACTACCCGGCAGCGCAGATGCCGCTGCACGGGCAGGCCCTATTTCAAAACAGCCCTGCAGGTTGGCTCGTCACGTCCCAGCTAAAGATAAGAACTTCCCCGCGCTCCACTCCGGCACCGCCACCGACCGTGTAGCGAATGTCAGTCCGCTCGATGTGGAACCCGCGAAAAATCCGGCGAATATCGGGATGATCGTTCAGCGTGACGATTGCGCGGCCCTTCAACCGTGCGAGGATGGCAGCCATTCGTTCGTAGTCCGCAAGCCCAAACGGCACACCGTAGCCCTCCGTCTCCCAATACGGGGGGTCCATAAAGAAGAACGTGTGCTCACGGTCGTAGCGCTCTACGCATTGTTCCCAGCTTTCGTGCTCGATAAACGCGTTTGATAGCCGCAGGTGCGCGGCAGAGAGCGTCTCCTCGAGACGCAGGAGATTTAGTCCAGGGCCTGTCGTGGTAGCCGTTCCGAACGACTGGCCGTCTACACGACCGCCGAAGGCGTTGTGCTGCAGATAGTAGAAGCGAGCAGCACGCTGGATGTCCGTCATTGTCTCCGGTCGGCTGGACTGCAACCACTTGAACACTTGGCGGCTGGTCAAAGCCCACTTGAACTGGCGCACGAACTCCTCGAGGTGATGCTGAACGACACGGTAAAGATTGACCAATTCGCCGTTCACGTCGTTGAGTACCTCCACCTCGGCAGGCACAGGCCGCAGGAAGAAAAGCGCCGCACCGCCTGCAAAAGGTTCGACATAGCATTTGTGCGTAGGAAAGTAGGGCAGGATGCGGTCTGCTAAGCGGCGCTTGCCGCCGATCCAGGGAACTATTGGGGCGAAATTCATTGCAAACCATTTCTGTTAACCTTGGCGCGCTCACGCGTGAGTGGGAGGCCTTGGCTGGCTTGCAGGCTAGGACTGCTAGTTGGTGCTTATCTGACGTGTTGGCGCACGCCAGATAAGCGCCTCTCTTTGTTTAAACCAGATTGAAGTTAATTCCGAATCAATGAGTGGTCCGGACCGCGTCATACAGCCGCTCGCAAGTCAGCCCGGCGATTCGGGATCTGTCGGCAATAGCAGCCAGCCGTCCAGATCTCTCGATAGACCGGCCGAGCACGTCGGCAAGCAGATCGATTCCGGCTCGACCTGGCGAGCCTCCGTCGGCAAGGGCGGGATCCCTGCGGATTGCGTTGGCAAGTAGCGTATCGATTCGCTGGCGCAGCCGCTGTTCAGAAGCAGCACGATTGTCAGCGTCAATGCGTGCCAGCCGCGTCGACTCGCGGGCCGCACGAGCGGCGTTTTCGGCTTCATCAATTCGTCTCCTTTCTTCGTCTCTTGCGGCCTGAACCGCACTCAGCGCTGCTTTTGCTTGCGCTTCGATCTCTATCGCGAATCCTGTCTTGACGCGTGAAACGTCCGCATCCCATCGCAGGGACTGAATCCACCATGCGACGAGTAGTCCGACGCACAGCGCCAGCAGGTGACCTTTCCACCCGGCAATCAGCCGCAGGCCATTCATGGCGTGTCCAACCAAGCAGGCACATCGGCAGGCCTGGATGGCGCTGGCGTCATCACGTCCGTAACCTTATCCATTACTTGGTCGACCCGATCCGTTGCCACCGTCACTCGCGCGGCGGCCTTGCCGACGCTCTTGCCCGCGTCACCGGCGGTCTTTGCGGCTCGACTGGCTGAGGTGGCCGCTTTGCTCGCCGCCGTGGCGGCAGAACTGGCAACGCCAGCGACCTCGTCTATGCGTTCCGTGAGCGATTCGATCTGCTGCGTGTGCGCATTCATCTGGTCGCGCATGGGCGGCAGATCTTGCCGCAGCAGCTGACGCAGTTCCCGGTTCGATTCGCCAATGGCAGAGATTCTGGACTGGTAGTCCTTGATCGCCACCTGATCATCGGCAATTCGAGCATTGAGACCATCGATGGCACCGCCGAGATCTTCGCGCAGTGTCGTAAGCTGCCGGTCGCCCTTTTGACCCATGTAAAGCATGCCTGCGGCCGCACCTCCAGCGAACATCGCCACCACCAGAAACACGCCGTAGAAGCCCAGCCCGGCTTTCCGCACTCGCTCGGATTTAAGGACGTTTGTCATTGCGCACCTGCTCTCTTAGAAGGTTAAGTTCTTTGGTCATGCCGCGCATCTCGTCCGCTTGACGGGCGATCGTCTCGCCTTGCGCAGTTATCGTTTTCTCCTGCTGCTCGACCTGATAGTTCAGCTTGTTGAGCAAGCCTTTCATCTCAGCCATCTGAGCCACAGCAGCGGCGGCACGGTCATCGGACACCAGTGCTCGCGTGTTGGCGGCATCCGCCCGAACGTTTGCCTTATCCAGCTCCGTGGAGAGCTTGGCCAGCGCATCTGATTCGGTCTTGTTCTGCGCTAATCCGAGTCCTAGACGCGACAAGATCAGGGCAAGCCCCTTCCAGCCTGCCACCCCTCCCGCAGCGCTTATCAACGCCAGCAGCACCTGGCTGAAGTCAGATCCATCCATCAATCACCCCAGCTTCTTCAGGCCGTGGACATACCCGGCGCTCGGAGACCACGACAACACCTGGCGGCGCATGCGCGTGCCGAATCCCAGGTGCACCCATTCGACACCGCCCGGCTTCTGCTCGTAGATAAGCTGATCGAACTGGATGTCGCTGCCGGCGATCGCCTCGCATACCTTCTGCACTGACCCAAAGCGCGGGCTGGTGAAGTCGGCAGCTAGGCCATTCGCGTGGTCGGAAGTACTACTGCCGCCCACGGCAGCGTTCAACGCGGGCGACCGGTAGGCGCTGGTGATCTGTATCGGGTTGCGGAGCAGCGCACGCACATCCTCAAGCCGGATGGCCAGCGCACGAAGGTTGGCCAAGTGAGCAGGCCCCGGCGTGTTATCTATGCCGCGCGAGGCGGCTGTGCTCGATCGGATGAACTCCTCGAGCGTGAAATTTGGGGATAGCTGCATGCTGCCTCCAGGCGTAAAAAAACCCGCGCTAGGCGGGCTGGTCGGGGTCGGTGGGTGCGGCCGGCAAAGGCGGCCACCCGACTTGGTATGCCTGCAACGCGTCCACGTCGAGCGCCGCGATCTCTTCTTTCATCTGACGCTGGCGAACGTGGATCCGAAATCCTTGCTCCACGCGCGCGGACATCATTGCGCCGTGCAGCCCTGCGAGGCCATCGGCGTCCATCGGCACATCGTCGTTCGCTTCATCCGTCCAGAAGAACTGCCCTGTGGCGCCGATGCCAGACGCGACCGCATCCTGCAACCGCAGTCGCGACTTATCGCCACCGTCATAGAGTCGACCGTCGTATTCGAACTTCACCCCTGCGGCCTCCTGGCTGTCACGCCATGCCGAGATCTGCGCGGTCACGGAATTACGAACATCCTCGAGCTCGAGCGCCGGCAAGCTGCTGGGCACCAACGTCGCGGGCGCGTTCAGCCTGTTGCCGGCGACATCGTAGAAGGCATAGCCGGCGGCTTCGCGCTTGACGCGAACATCTGCATCAAACTGCCAATAGCGGCCGGTCTCTTCATCTTTAAACGTTTGCATCAGCGGTACTCCGACCAATAATCAAGATTTGCGTTTGCCAAGGTGATTCTGTAGCCCCAGCCGGGCGGGACGACAACGTTGACGCCAGCTGCGGCGCCAGAAACAGACCGCTCAACCACCTGAATCGCGTTCACGCCCAGATACAAGACGATGTATCCACCGGCAGCCGTCGTTGTGGCACGGACATAGACACTGATCGGGCGACCCGTGCTGTTCGTGTAGTCGACGTTGACAGCCCGGCTGCCCAGCATGTTCTGTAGAGATTGGCCCGGGCCCATCACCTGAGTCGTGGAAGCCTTCTCGGTGAACAGCCCACCAAGCGTCACCCACGCATTACCGGCCGCATTGCGGCGCTTGAGCAGGCTATTGCCCGTATCAGCCCAAGTCATGTACGGGCCAGCGAGCGCAGCCGGATCCGCAGCGCCGGCGAAGTCCGTCGCGATCGTGGCGAGCGAATTGTTGATCTGTTGCACGGCCGAGAGGCCAGGCAAAGGCGGCGTGGTGGAAACGCCCACAACTGTTTGCGTCATATCAGTAGCCCTGAGAAATGTGATTCATCTGCCGCGATACCGGCGTCGAGTTGTTGTAGAAGCGGATGTTGAAGCCGGTGGCGTCCTGCCCGGTCAGGACATAGCGGTCGCCGTCGACCGCATCAAGCCATGTGATCTGGACATTCGGGGTTGCATGGAAGGGTTTCGGATACGTAATGCGCGCGCCGGCGGCCGGCACCGTGACGATCTCCCCGCGCTGGATCAGATCAGGTACATCGATCGTCCAGGTGAAGCGCTCGACAAAGGGCACGATCAGCGGATTCTTGGTCTCCAGCAAAATGCGCACGTCAAAAAATCGGGCCAGCACCAGACCAGGCACGTAATCGATCCAGTCAGTCCAATCGCCCGGGGCAAGCGCGCTGCGGATCTGCGGCCTCACGCTGTAGAACTGCATGTTCGACCCGTTGAGAATGTCAGGCTCGGCCAGGAAGTCTTCCATGGCCAGTACGTTCTCGGCGAAGTTGATCGCATACGACACAATGTCAAAATCCACGCGCACGGCCGCGGGGTAGCCAATGTCGATGGTGTTCGCTTCAGCGGTCTCATACGTGCCCCCGGCACTCGTGCCGCCGTACCAGAGCAGATCGGATTCGCCGAGAATATCGGCGGCAGAGAGAATGTCGCCCGTCGCGGCCAACGTCAGCCGGCCGTCGAACACGAAAGCCCCACCGGTGAGGTCTCCGGACCACACCGGATGTTCCTGGCGCGTCACCAGAACGTTGCGTACGAGCGTGGCGCCAGCGACCTGCAGTGAATCCGCCGGACCGTAGATGATCCGACCGTTTGACGCATCAAACCTGGCTGCGACGAAGTAGCGCCCGTTGCCTACGGCCAGAAGATCCAGCCCGGCAGACACCCCGATCGTACGGGCGTTATCCCAGCTCGTGCCCAGCCGAACCTCGTAGCGCGGCGCACGCGCGTCCGTGACGGCTTCCCACTTCAATACCGTCAGGTCATCCCGATACACACTTGTGAATCCGACCACGGCCGGCAGAGCGAAGAACACACCAATCACGTCGTGGCCAGCAATCGTAGGCGTTCCCGGCCCCACCGAACTCATCGGGGTTACCTTCACGACCACGTTATCGCCCGAGTGCGCATTGAGCGCGATGCTGCGCTCCGTGGTGTTGATCGGCGGAAACGGCTGCCCGTTGATCGTGTAATCGACGTTGACCCGCATAGACGACGAGATCGACCAGTTCACGCGCACCTGAATCTGGTCCGTCTGGGCGTTGATGATGTCCTCATCGAACGTAATGCCGAACACTACACCGCGCAGCAGTGCGCCATCGCGCGGTGGCGTATAGGAGTACGGGTTGAACTCGGAGGCGTAATAGTTCGGATCGTCATCAACCGCCTCGAACCGCACGCCCTCGTCAGCCGTCGGCTGCACGCTGACAATCTTAAGGCGGCGCCCGGGTGTTTGGATCGGGTCAAACTGCCACGCCCAATCCAGGGGCGACACGTCAGGGTATTGGTTGGGCAGCGGAAAGCTGTCGGGCAGCCCGCTGTAGATGTTGATGATGTCGGTGTCGCCTGATAGCCCCGAGACGCCAACCATGGCCAAGTCGTTCCACGGAGAGCGCAGGATCATCCAACCGCCGCCTGCCGAGATTGGCACCTCACGGTCAAGCCGTAGAAGCATGGTGCCGCGCGACCCGGCCACCAGGCGTCCGGAGTAGCCCCACACCGTCAGATCGTGGCTCACCTGCACCACATCGCCTCGCGTGCAGATCATCCCTTCGATGTCCATTTCCCACGAGACGCGGCGGCGGTGAAAAAGTTGGCTTGCCGCAATCAGGTTTACTTCGCGTGCCGCCAACTCGGGCGATATCGTTCCTTCGAGCTCAAAGGTCTGCGGGCTGTTCAAACGCGGCGCGCCAGGCACAGCCACTCGGATCTGGTCCGTCTCCCAATTGCGAGCAGGATTGATGAAGGTGCCAATGACCTCGTCGACGGTCGCATCAGCGTAGGAAACCTCGAAGGTTCCCGCCTTGATGTTCATGGGGCCCACGATCGCCACGTACGGCTGATTGGCCGCGTCCCACACCACGCCCAGCTTTCCCGACTGCCAGGTGTACGAAGCGCGGCCGGCGCGGGCAATCATCGTCAGCATCTCGTGAGACGTCTTCTGTTGCGTCAGCACGTAGTCGAATGTCAGGTTCATGCGTTCACACCAAGCCGCCCAGGCAAAGATGCACTCGTAATCAATCTGCTCTGCGGCGAGGCCAGCGCCACATAGCCGGTTGCCGGCGGCGTCGTACATCCCCACAGCGAAGTACAAGAACCACCACGCGGGCCTGCTGGTGGCCCTGAATTCCCAGGCCGATCCAGTCCACACCCAGCAATGCGCCTGGACCATGGCCGACAACTGGTTGATCGAGCCGTTGAGTTGCGCAGACGCCCGCAGCCTAATGCCAATACGCGCCTGGCCGGAATAGTCTGTGGGCGTGTCTTGGTAGGCGCGAATCTGGGCGACGGTAACGGCGTTCGATTCGGTGCTGCTGGAAACGTCAGCCTGCATCTTGCGTAGACGTACCTCGTACTGGCCGTGTCCAGTGTTGAAGCTGATCGTCTGGCGCACAGGGTTACTGGATGATCCAGTCAGCCGCACTCCTGTGTTGCTCGTGTATCCGATCAGCGGGTCAGGAGCGATACCAGACCATGGCCGGCCTTGCTGGAATGGGTGAGGCAGCCAACGCCATTCGTAGGTCGTGCAGAACGTCACAACGCCATAGTTGTCGCCAGAGCCGGTCTCAACCGTGCGGCACTCCTGATACTGCTCGCCGTCAACATGGTCACCGGCATTAAGCGATCCATAGCGAATTTGCTCCCAGTACCGCAGTGAGCCACTGTCACCGCTTTCCTGTTCCTTGTATTTTCCCAAGGCCCAGTAATGCGTGGCGTACACCGGGTCTGTGTAGCCGCCGATCGGAACCCAGTTCCCTTCCGGATAACTTCGATATTCGATCTGTACTTCAACAGTGCGCGGTTCAAAAGCGCCGGTCTGTGTGTTGACATTGAAGAGTCGGGCGGCAATCTCGATCTGGACGTGATAAACGTCGGTCGGCGTTGTCCGGGCATTCCAGCCATCCGCAAAGAGCAGATCGAAGCCAGACAGCGTATCGACGTTATCCGGCACCATCGACAACTGACCGGTGTAATCTGATCGCTCGATATTGACACCCTGATAGCTCAGAATGTCGGTGTCGCCTATACGGATATCACTGATATCTAAATCCGGCTGCAAGCCGAAATGGAACGCTTGGTTCAGGTACTGGTCTTCGCCCGAATAGAACGTGTGCGGGTTGCCGGCCAAATCGGGATACACCTTGTGCCGACCAAACACGAACATCATTGGCTCAAATGGCCGAGCGCGGTTGGATGCGGCGCCGATCTGAAAGCTGGGCGCGTCGCTTTCCTGCTGTGCAAGTTTGGCGGTGACCGGCTTAGGCAGCGGGATCAGAGCGTTCACCAGCAACGACCCGCCAATCATCATCGCCGAAGCTGCTGCAGCGCCCGCAACCGCCATCCCTGCACTGAAAGTCCCAGCGGCGACACCTGCGTATGCACCATACGCGGAGGCCGCCATTGCTCCCACACCAGCGGAAGCCACCGCCACAGCAACGAGTGCCACAGTTCTAAGGACCTTGTTGCCGCCTCCGCCACCTTCCATGCGCGCTCGAATCGTGACCATATCACCAGGACGAGGGATTAGCCTTTTCCACAATGTCTCAGGTACGGCATGACCATTGTGATAGACGTAGACCGGCCCGCTTGCAATGAGCAGTCCATTGCGCACGATGTAAGCACCGAGAGTTTCTCGCGGCATGAACTCGGCAAAACAGATCTGACGGTCGTCGGCGAGCAGCGCGTGGGGCATCGATATCACGCGCGGCTGTTCGTTTACTTCCATGTGTAGAAGCCTTCAAGTTGATAAAGCACACGCGTCATATCGCGCAGTCTTTGACGGATAACGAATCCTGCCGATTGATCGGCATGCAATACCCACCATTCACTCGCGATCCAGCACATAACGCCGATATGGCATGTCCGCCCACGACCGATAAAAAGCACAGGGTGCCCGTCCATTGCGACGGCTGATCTTTCTGCAATGGTGTCCTTGTGTGCCTGGATCTGGGCGGCTTGGCCGCGCAATCCTTTTTCGTGCACATCAGGTAGGCGGCAGGCGATTCCGAGCACTTCTCGAGCTACTCTCGCGGCTAATGCTGCACAGTCGGCCACACCTGAAACATAGGGTTCGCCGACGTATTTTTCAGACCAGTGCATAAGTTCCAGACAAGAAAAAACCGCCCGTAGGCGGCTGCGCTTTGTTATCGGCAGACTGGCTGCCCTGTTTCAATAGACCTTCGCATTGCGTCGATTTGACGCTGATCCCAAGCTCCCTTGCCCCAAACCGTTACCTACACTTCGGTGGCGCTATCGTTCAACGCTCGTATTTCTACACGCTCCTGCGCGACAGTTACCAAACCATGATATGTCAGCCTCAGGATCGCTGTCTTATTGTCCGTATACAGATTCCCCGCCATACCCGAATCGTTGCCGCAATATCTCATCTGCGCATCGGCGCGTCGGTATGCCTCTTGATATCCAATCAGCACATTGAACGTCTCAGATGGATAGTCGCCATCCTGATCCATCCCCGACACACACCCCGTTATTAGCAACGCCAAGCTAGCTACGATAAATTTTCTGCACATATCGCCTCCCGAACAAGCAAAAAATCTACCACAGCCCAGGAGCAGTGGCCGGTGTGAAGGTCTTGGATACGGCCGCGCGGCCAAGAGTATTCACGAAACCAAGCTGCGCCAATACCTTAAGATTGTCAATCTTAAGCCCGGTCATATCCATAGTCATGTCGAACTCGCGTAGGCTCGGTGAGCTTGCGGCAACCAGCATCATCCGACACTTAGCGCCCTGCCCACCGCGACTGTATTCCAGCCAAGCGGTCAATTCTTGGCCAATGTTGTCAACCGACAGTGTGGCTTGCGGAAGCTGGCCTTCAATGTCGTCTGGCAATGTCAGCTCAAAGGGGCAAGCGATGAATGTGGTGCCGTTCGACACCACATCCTCGCTGTTATTAGCTACCCGGATTGGCACAGCCAGATCCAAGTGGGTGATCTCCAAGAGGACAATGATTGGATCGGTCGCGCTGGTGGCCAGCAGGTTTCGGCGGCCATTAGGTGAGAAGACGCGCATTAGCCCACCGTCTCAATCTGGCCGTTGGCAAACCATACGACGCCTGGGGTTGACCATGAAATCTGTCCACCGACGAAACGACCCTGCTTCACTACACCGTCAACTGGATCCGTGAACGTGAACCACCCCGTTCCCTGGAAAATGGCGGTGCGAAACCAGCTCTCAAAAAGCGCTTTATCAGCCTTAGTGCGCAGCCGAAGCTTCACAGCACGCGTCACGATCGGCTTCGTCCTGCGCGGTCTTTGCTTTGCCAGACCACCGTCCATTTCCGATCGAAGAACATTAGAATTCGGCGACTCGCTGTATCCGTCCAATTGGATGCAGGCGTAGCTTGGAAAAAGTGGCCCTGCCATCACGCACCTCTCATAGCGCGGCTGATCGGTCCATTGCGCTGACGATCTCGCAAGATGACCTCCGTGACATATTTGTCGCCATCGAATCGTGTGCTTGCTGCACTTGCTTCCATATTTGGATTCGATGTTTGATTGACCAGACGGACTTCCGTTGTTCCACCCATGCCTGCTGGCGCGGCGCCAACCATCCCGCCCTTTGCAAAGCCGTTCAAGCTGTCCAGATAGCCACGGCCTAGCCTGCGGGTCGATTCGGCGTTGATGACGTACTCACCAGCGTGAACGATGCCGGCAGGTTGATACTTGCCGCCCGCACCGGTGTAGCCGCCATCAGCAAAAGTATAGGAAAGGCCTGCGAAAGAACCTACGGCGGAACCGCCGATATTCGCATTGGCGCCGGCCGTAATTGCGCCGCCACCAAACATCGACATTCCGATACTTTTGCCTAGCGCTCCGGCCAATCCGCCGATCTGGTTGGACGACCCAAAGTCGCCAAACAATGCTTTCGCCAGGTTTGCCGCGGCGGCATCTGTTGCCATCCGCATGATCATGTTGGCGAACGACGAGCCGATATCATCAAAATTGCCCGTCAGAATGTCGTAAAGGCCATCACCAAGGGATGTTTGAATATTGCGCGCCGCTTGGATCGCGAACTGATCCATCTCCGATGCGTTGTCCTTGACAATCTTTGACTGGCTTTTGAGAGTCTCTTGGAGGTCCTTGTAAGCGTCCTCTTCCTCTTTGATCGTGTCCAGACGAACCGCTGCTGCAAGAGCCTGGGCGATATCGTCCTGATTCCTGAACTTGGTATATCCGTTCTTAATATCGATCAGAAGTTTTTCGCGTTCGCTCAAGTCTCCGGTGAGTGCAATTCGCTTCTCAAGCTGCTCGACCAGCTTTCGGCCTTCGTCTACTTCTTCCTTTTTATTCCGACCGCCAGACTTTTTACCACCTCGTGCCGTTGAATCGCCCCTGACCGGAATAGATGGCATTGTTGGAATAGATCCAGCCCATCCGAGCGCCGTGGTGTCGGTCTCGTTTTCTTGAAGATTGGCACGGCTTCGGCTGAAATTCAGTTGATTCTGAATCTGCTTGATCTTGCCAGATACCGTATCCGCGGCGTCGGCTTTGCCTTCGGAAAGGAGACGATCGCGCCACGCCACCGCCTCTTTCAACTGATCGGTGTACTTGGTGACGTTCTCTCGATCCGAATTGAAAGGATTGATCGTCCCGTAGGTCAATAGAGAGTCGATAAAGCCTTCGGCAGCGGCCATGCCATTGACAAAATCGTTTGCCATTTTTACCAATGCGGTGGAGACATCGACCATAAAACCGATGAACGACGCAAACGCCGCTTTTGTCTCCCCTGAGCCGAGCAAGTCGGTCAAGTCATTGATGGCGCTGGTCAGACCATTGACGCTATCATCGTCGCCAGTCATCAGACTATTGATCTGTTCCTGCAATGCCGTAAGCGAGCCACCGAAGGTATTGCGGGCAGCTTCGGCGGCCCCACCGTATGCCGTTTCCAGCGCGCTGAGAATGATCCCTTGAGCTTGCGCCGTCTTACCGGTCGCCTCCAGGCTTTCAACCAGCTTTTTCTGATCTTCGGTAAATCTGAAACCTTGCTTGGATAACGCGGTCAGGCCTTGGCTCGGCACGTCCAAAGCCTTGCCAATAGTCTCCGAAGATTGTTCGAGCGAAGTCCCCAGCCGCGCCGACATGTCGATAGCAGCTTGCAAGGCACGGGGGAACTGATCGCCGACTACCCCGGTATAGGACAGCAAGCGCGTCTGTGCGCTGTTTATGTCGCCTTCACCGAAGATCGACTTCCCGGCGAGCTCGGTCGCCATCCGGTTTAGCTGATCCGCCGAGAATCCAGCGGCTTCACCAGTGGACTGCAGCGCCGCCTTTAGCTGCGCCTGCTCGTTCTGCGCGTTCTTAGTTTCTTCGACGAACTTCCCGAAGACCTGCGAAACGCCGATGCCAAAAATCGCGCCCGCCAGCACACCCTTGAAAGCGTCACCGATCCCACGACCAGCATCGTTTGCGCTTTTCTGGATTTCCTTGAAGCGCTTGTCCGCTGCCTTTGCTGCACGCTGAGCGTCCGTCTCAAACGAGCCGGTGCGCATCAACAGGTCAACGACGATCGATCCCGCTGTAGCCATCTATTTTCTCGCTGGAGGTTTAAACCCGAAAGCGGCGAGTGTCCTCATATCCGCCTCGTCAAAATTGTCTTGATTTGCTGCGTAGCTTGGCTGCAACCACGCGATCAGATCATCGATCTTCGCAGTGGATGAAACCTTGGCGATCAGCGCTGCCGGCCGGTGGTAGCGGTGCTTGTCGTCAAACGGGAACGACTGGTAGAAATTCGCCCACTCATCAAACTCTGTCTTCGACATCGCTGCTCGCCACTCGGCGATCGTCCGACCGCCAAGTGCCAGCGCAATTACGTGCCAGAGCCAGTCTTCGCTTCCGGCCTCGATTCGTTTCCCAACGTACCGCCCTGCAACTTGTTGACCTCGACTACGTGGCTGAACAGTGCATTAACGGCCGGCGCCGTGAGTTTCAACGCCTGGGCCCGGGTGATAGCAGGCGAGCCGTCTTCATTGCACAGCCCCGATGCGATCAGATCGGCGATGCTGTTGGCACGGACCTCGGCATTATCTGACCTCTCCGAGAGGCTGAACTTGCGAAAGTCCACGGCCGGCAACTGTCGAAAGTGCAGCTGGTGCTTGCTACCGTCCGGCAGTTCCACCTCCCGAGCGTGGATCTCGGGGCTTACGAAAAACGACTTGTCCAGGCTCATACGGCGGGCTCCTTCCACGTCAGGTTGTAGCCACCGGACCGCTGCAACGTCATCGTGCCCCGCACGACTTCATTGTTGGCGAAGTCGATATCGAGGTCGGCGATGTAGGCAGTAAACGCCAGCCACGAGCGATCTGCGCCTGGCACGAATTCGCCAGCCGCGGCGGTGGGCACGGAAACGCCATCAGAGAAGCCGATGATCCATTTCAGATTGGTGCTGGTCTTCTTCAATTCGAAAATGCGCTGATGGCTCCCGTCCTCGGAATCCAGGATGAACGGGACGGACGCCGTACCCGGGTCACCCAAGCCCGACACGTAGCTCATCTCGTCTTCTTCATCCAAGCACGTCGTGTCGATGCGACTACGAGCGCCGGTGGTCACGCCTGTAATACCGGTGGGGCACTTGAACTTGATGGGCGTGGTCGAGCTATCGGGATCCAGCAAGTACAGGTGTGTGCGCGCCGTTTTCAATTCAGCCATGTGTGGCTCCAAAAGAAAAAGCCCGCTCATAGGCGGGCTGGTTGGTGTGTAAATCGTTTATCGCTGACTGATGAAGTCGGCTTCGATCAAGATGCGAAATAACTTCGTATCTCGCTCGCGTGTCGCTATAACCATGCGGTTAGAGATCTGGGCCGCATCGAGCGCGTCGCGCACAGCCAGCCAGAGCGCCTCAACCTCGTCTCGCCCGTCCTCGCCTGGTCCGGCATAGCAGTCGATCTGCACCATGTAGGTGTCGCCACCGGGCGCATCGCTGATGTTTTCGTGCGGAAGGCCTTGAGCAAACAGCCAACTGATGTATGGCGCGGTGACACCCTCGGGGACGCTGTCGAAGTCGTAGATCTGAATACCGACAATATCTGTGACCGATGGGACACTGATCGTTTTAAAAACTTGAGGGAGCATTTATTTCATCCCGTTCTTCTTTGCGAGATCCGCTGCAACCTTTTCGATTCGACGGCCGAGATCCGAGATTATGGTGTCAATTGCCGCCTGACCTTTCGAGCGCACAGCAGGGCGAAGCCACGGCGTTGCCTGCTGGCGACTTGACCCGTACTCTTTCAGGTTGCCGGTCTGCAAGGTCGTACCATCCTTTGCAACCTTTCGGTTCTTTCGGCTTCTCTTCACCTCGGGCGCTTTGGATTTGGGGTAGCGCCGACTTTTGATGCGCACCAGATACCGCTCGCCCTTGCTGCCCGACGGCGGTTTGCCACGGCTCGCGATAACGCTCTTCAGCAGCAAGCCGGTCGATTCGGAATCCTCCCCGCCAATCGTCGCAGCAAGGTTGCGCCGCGCCTCATCGCGGATCAGGCGAGCGCCCTTCGCAAGCGCAAGCTTGACGGGACCGCCTCGCTTGGAAACAACCTCCGAAGGCATCGACTGCAACGCTTTCAGCAGACCGTCGGCGCCCTGGATATCGACCTCAACCTTCATTGACGCCCTCGCTGCACGGCAGGGTTATGTATTCGAGGCCGCTATCCTTGTCAGGCAGCACGCCTTCGATGTTGTAGATCTTGCCGCGATACACGAACCGCATCGCGGAGGTGATTTCGCGGCTTCGGATCGTGACCCGCGCACTCACGGCAGACTGAACCGCTGAAGCTGCCACAAACTCTCGCGCCGACAGCGGTTCGACCTCTGCCCAGAGTTTTGTCACCTCGATCCACTGAGAGCACGGCCGCCCCGTTTCGGGGTTCTGCTCCACTTGATTACGTTGCAACGAGACGCGGTGACGCAAGCGGCCGGCTCTCATACGCCAAGCCCAACGCGATGAGGTTGGAGCAACGACCTCGCCCCTCGCGGCAGTTCGGCGGTAATGGTGCCGACAACGACATCCTCGCGGTTAGCGTAGAGATGGCCGAGGGTAAGCAGCACAGCCGCCTTGATCTGGTCGTTCGCAAGCATCGGATCATCTCCAGCCACCCCGTCAAGAACAGCTTGAGCAAGGCGTTCGACCGTCTCGTACACCTGACGATTGAGATAGTCCTGCGCTGCGCCCTCGGCTGCCGCCAAGTAGACCGCGATCAGATCATCCTCGTCGTCTGCGTCTACACGCAGATGCTTTTTTGCGAGTGCTACAGCGATGATCGACATGTCAGCTGCCCGCGCCCGTGGCACGACGCCGGGGTACGACCGCTCCTTTGTTGCCGGGATCCGGCGCTCGTTTATTGTCGGGCGTTGGCGCAGCCTTGGAACCTGCTCTGGTGACCAGGCCAGAACGTTCGAGGTCGTTCGCCCGCGTCGTCTCGGCAGTGATCACGGCACCAGGTCGCACGAACTCGCGGCCATTCATGAAAGCCCGCTTTACGGTTACTTTTTCCATAGTCAAACCGGGCGGCATCCCGCCCGGCCTCCATTTGAAGTTATGTCAGATGCAGGAAGCAGCGATTAGCCGCCAGCGCCTGCGGCTTCGAAGTCGCCGAACACGAACGATTCCGGCCGGTACACGGCCAGCGCCAGGCGCTCTTCTGCGCGAATCGTGACCTTGTTCTTGCGGAAGTTGTCGGTGTCCTCCGTGGAGACTTCCACGGCAGCGTCTTCGCGGTCGAAAACCTGCGCGGCCATGTTGAATGCACCGACCATGAACGAGCCTTGCGGCATCGCGTTGGTGTCGACGACCGGCAAACGCCACATACGCGGCTGACCGCCCTCGGAAACGTTCACCCAGATGTAGCGGCCGTTGGAGTCGGTATCCATCTCGATGTCCGCCCAGTCGAACGGATTCAGCACGATGGCGCTGGCGCGATACTCAGCCAAGCGAACTTGCAGGATCGCGCGGCGCAGCGTCTTGATCATCGTGTCACCATCCTTGCGCAACGACTCCATGAAGGGCGTCGCCTGGGGGATCAGCCCCAGCAAGTTCTGCTCGGTACCGTCACCGGCCAGGATTTGCTCTTCCTCGACATACTTCAGGCCGTAGCGCAGACGGCCGTCGATGTAACTCTGGAGCAGAGGCAGATCCGAGAGGACCTGCTTCGAGGCAACGACGAAGTGCGCGATGGTTTTGACGGTGGTCGTCTGCATCGAGAACTTGATGTCCGACTGCGCCTTCTCCGCGCCCTCACCCGCCTGCGGTGCCGCCATGTTCTGGAAACCCGTCTCCTGCACGAACTCGATGGAGTTCGAACTGGTGCGGCCCGGCATGATCAGGTCACGGATGGTGAACTCGCGCTGCGGCGGGGTCAGGATGCCCTGGACACGGTCGGGCTGAATAGCCACACCCACACCTCCGGTGCCGGTCGTGGCGCTGGTGATCGTGGTCACGGCCTTGACGGGCATGCGCGCGATACCGCGCCCCTTCGCGGCCAACGCCACCAACTCATCGTGTTCGGTGCAGATCTCACCGATCGACTTGACGCGCTGCTGGTCGTCACCGCCGCGACGGGCGAGCTTCTGCTCGATTTCCACCAGGCGGTCAGTCATCTTGATGCCGTCGGCTGCGAGCTTTTCGAGAGCGGCCTTCGTCTCGACAGTGATGGTGCCGAGGTTCTTGATCTCGCTGGCGGCCTTCTCCGCGAACTGCTTGATTTCCTCGTCGCGGCCTTTGAGGCCGTCAACGAGTTGCTTCAGTTCGCGCTGGTCGTCACTGCCGCCACCGCTCTTGCGGGACATATGCAGGGCAGTCGCCAGAGCGATGGCGCTTTGTTCGGATTGGCTGAATCGCATGGAATGGTCCTTAAAACTTGGGAAGTGAGAATGAATTGACGTGGGCCAGGAGAGGCGCCAGTTCTTGAGGCATCGCGGTGTCGCCCTCGGACTCACTCCGGAGCAAATGCTTCAAGCCACGATTCGCGATCAAAGTGGCCTGAGACTTCGAGAAGCCTGCCTCGCGCAGGAACCGCTCGAAATCGGGAAGGGTTGGCACATGGCCTTGACTGATGGAAAACTTGACCGCTTCGACCCGCGCCTCTTCATTGGCTGGGAACGTGACCAAGCTGATTTCCATCAGGTCGAGTTTCTTGAGACGGCGGATGCGCTCCTTCTCGTCGAAGGAATCCTCACGGACGAAGTACCCGATAGACAGCCCCGAGATCGCACCGGCCTGCATCAGCGCGTAGGCTTCCTTCGCCTGCTGTACATCGTCCTTGAGCAACTTGCCCTGCACGAGCAAGCCATGGTCGTCTTCCTTCAGCGAGGTGTAGACGCCAATGGGTGCGCCGCTGCGGTGCTGCCACAGGACCGGAACAGGCCGCCCCTTCTGGCTGATGTCCAGCAGAGTGTCGGCAAAGGCACCTTTCTCGACGACCTCTTGATAGCTGTCGACAACGCCGAACACCGAGCCGTAGCCAGTAAAAAGGCCGTCCTGATCGACGGCCTTAATTTCCAGATTGAAGTCCCTGAACTTCAGGGATCCTGATTTGTGTTTCATTTTTCCTGCTCTCCGATGGAAGGCAAATTCAACCAACTGCGAAAGGCATCCTTCGCGGCGCTGCTGCCCGCGTCTGTCTTGCCCAGCTGCGACACCGGGATAAGGTTCGACTGCACCGTGAACACGTCACCGCCCTCGTACGGCGGCTCATCTTCGTAAGCGCGCACCTCGTTGCGGTTTAGTGACCCGTTCTGCGTGCGGCTGGAGTAAAGCTGCGCACGGCCGGCAGCATCGGCGCGTAGCAGGCCTTCGACGTTGTATTTGGCGTAATGAGTGCGGCGCTCGCTTGGCGTGAGCAATTGTCGGCGGATAGCTTGTTCGATCTTTACGAGCAATGGACCCAGCCCCATCACGCGCCAGCCCATCATTACCTGCTCAACACCACTGCCCCACATGGTCTGTCCTTGAGCAGCGTGCCCAATCAAGATTGGAGGCATGTTGTAGAACCACCTGCAGATCTCTTCGATGGAAAACGCGCGGCTTTGCAATAGCTGCGCGTCTTCTGGATTCATCGCCACCGGCTGATACTTCATACCGGCTTCGAGGACCACCGTTCTGCCAGCCTGCTCTGAGTTGGCCACCTGGCTAATTACGCTCTCGCGAATCTCTGCCCGTTGGCCTTTGTTGAGGATCTGGTCAGTACTCACCACGCCGCTGGGCCGCAGACCGTTAGCAAATATCTTCCCGGAAGTTTCTTCCTGCGCCATCGCAGCGCCGAGCGTGTTGCGGGCGTATGCGATCGGTGACAGCCCGATCAGCCCATCGAGCGAGAATCCTTTCACGTGAAAGACATCGCGCTCGCTGTACTCAAGCCGCTTACCGGAGGAGTCCACATAGGCATACGTCAGATCGCCTGTCACCTTGTCACGCGTGATCCGCATGTTCTCGGGTCGCATGGGATCGAGCGCCGCAATATCGCCAGCACCGTTGCGATGGATCAGCGCATAGGCATTGCCCCACAGACACAGGCTCGCGACCATGCACTCCCAAAACTCAGCTGCTGTCATATCCGCGTTGGGTTGGACATGCAGGACAGCGTAGAGCGGATGCCTTGCAGCCAGCGTTCGAACCCCGCGCGGATCCTTCTCGTAAAGAAACAGCGGCAGCGTACTGACCACCGACGACAGTTGCCGCACACACGCCCACACAGCCGAAAGCTGCAGGGCCGTTTGAGCCGTAACTGTCTTTCCTGAATAGTTGTCACCACCGAAGTAATGACGCCAGAATGCGCGATCTGTAAGGCCGAAACTCCGGCCGATCCAGCTCGCCAGACCAGCCGATGCCTTGGAGAATATTTTCATCAGAATACGATTGGGTCGTTGATAAACCCGGTCAACTCTTCCGGGACATGCACTGCCGCGCGACTCATTGCGAGCACCGTCGCGACGATCGGATCGATGCGACCCTTGGCTGACGACTTCTTTTTGTCGGGCCGGAAGTTACCGTTGGAGTCAAAGAGCAGCGCCACATTCATCGCCGCCCAGCGCAACACTGGGTTGCCGCCGTGCCTCAGTCTCTTCCCGTACACCAGCATCTCCAGCAGCTTCGATCCGGGGTACATGCCGCCTGTGTTCTGCGGCACCTCCACGAATGGCAAGCCATCATCGACCAGGTCATTGACCATGTGGGTCGCATTCCACTTGTCGTACGCGATCTCCGCCAGGTCAAACATGGTCGAGGCCCAACGGATCTGAGCCATCATCGGCTGGTAGTCGACGATGTCGCCACCCGTCACGGTAAGGTGCCCCGAACGCTCCCACTTCGAATACGGGGCCGCGTCATCTTTCTGCGCGTCCACTTTTGCCCTCGGGCAGTACGTCCACACCAGCACGTACCATGAGGGGTCATCGTCGGTTGGCGGGAAGACCAACGAAAATGCCGTCAAGTCCTGGGTCGCCGAGAGATCGACGCCGCCAAAGCACCTGCGCCCGCGCAGCGCCAACGGATCAAAGCGCTTCGCTCCCTTGTCCCATACCTGCGCCTGGAACCATCCATCTGCGCCGTTCACCCATACGTTGAGATCCTTGGTGAGGAAGTTCGCCAAAGCGCTCGGCAGCGCTGCCGCCTTACGCGCGGTGCTCCGCATGTATTCCCACGTTTTCGACAGCCCCAGGCCCGGATTCGCTTTCGGCCAGACCTTCTCGCTTAAGGGGTCGTCACCGTCATCTAGCGAGTAGATGTAGCCGAAGAACGCATCGTTCTGGCGGCTGTTTTCGAGGATGCTCACCAGGTAGAGACGCACATCCATGCACACGCCATCGAGAATCCAGCCCGCAGTCGTGATGGCGGACATCACCGGTTGGCGACGGGCACCCAGGGCGCTCTCCATCACCTCCCACACATCGCGGGTTTTGTGCGCGTGCAGCTCGTCGACGATGATCGCGTGCGGGTTCAGGCCATCCAGCGACTCGGCGTTGGCCGGCAGCGGCTTGAACACCGAGGTTCCACAGACGATCTGCTCTTGATTCTTACCGTCATGGATCTTGAAGCTGCGCCGTATCCCTGGCGAATCGCGCGCCCAACGTCGAATATTCTCCAGCGCTGGCCGGAACACTGCCATCGCCTGTTCGCGAGTCGTGGCGATGGTGTAGACCTCAGCGCCTACCTCACCATCCATCATGAACAGGTAGGCACCCTGCGGAGCCTTCCAAGTGCTCTTGCCGTTCTTGCGAGCGACCTCCTCGTAGCCAGTCTTGAAACGCCTGGTGCCATCATTGTTGAGCCAGCCGTAGAAGACCGCTGTCCAGAACTTCTGCCAGGGATCCAGCAGGATCGGCTGGCGTGCCAGCGGTCCCTTTGAATGCCGGAAGTTCCGCTCGATGAAGTCGATGATGTGCCAAGCGTGCCCAGGGCTGAATCGCAAGCCTCGTTTCGCGCCGTGTAGCAAATCCTCGTAATGGCGTGCGACCGCCAAGTAGGTGTAGCGCCCGACGACCACTTCGCCGCGCAACACAGGCAGACCGTAGTTCAGATCCCACTCATGGATCGCAAGGTCGGCTACCGCCTCGCGTAGTTTTCGCGCTCCGCGATCGCGTGCTCCACCAGGTCTTCCAACGGAAGATCGCGTTGACCGCCGTCGTCGCCCAGCTTGCTCTTTGCTGTCGCGAAGGATGGGATCGTCAGACAACATTCGGGAAGCCATTGAAGTAAATCGCGGCGCAGTTTCTCGACCACGTAAAAGATCTGGTGCGGCTGCTCATACCCGTTCGGCGTTCGCACCATGTACGACCCGTCGTTCTCATCCTTGACCGCTTCGAGTCGCACTCGGGCGTCGAGCCATTCCACGTAGACCGAGCACACCATCACGGCTGCTAGACCAAAAGTCCGATGCTCGATGCCCGCAAGGCGCAGCTGCTCGCAGATGTAATCCCACACCTCGATCTCGCGAGGCTTATCCAGCCCAGGCGGACGGTCCGGAGATAACTTCCCCGACCCGGTCCGGATTGGCACTACGTTGCCCGTTGCCCCGCCAGTTATTACTTTGAATTCGTCCATGTGAACCTCGCTGCGTGCGTTGCGAATTGACGCACCGCGAACGAGGAAGGGAGCATCTTTGACCCCCCCCCTCCTAAAAAACACTCGCCATAAATTCGCAATTGAGCGGCCGGTCTATATCCAAAACGCCGGGACTTTCGACCCCCCCTACCCCTCCGGATGTCGAAAAAAAACGACGATATTTCAAGGGGTCAGCGGTGGCGCGATGCGGCGCATGGAGGCGTTACCAAAGCCGCCGTCCTCGCGTGCCGTCTTCGACTTGTGGCACGTGCCACAGAGGCCTTGCCAGTTAGACGAGTCCCAGAACAACGCCTGCGCCGACTGGATCAATGCTGCGTCACCACTGTCGAGCGCGAAGCCCAAGCGGTGAGGGATCTTGTGGTCGACCTCAGTCGCCTCGACGGGCCGCTCCATCGTCGAGCACATGACGCACAGCGGTTGTCGAAGCAGGAAAGTTTCACGCGCCTTGCGCCACCTGTGCCCGTATCCGCGCTTGCTTGCGCTGCCGCGTTGCCGGTCCTGCTCTCGCGCCCAGGGCTGCGTTGCCGGTGTGTGTGCTTGGCAATACGCGCCGCCGCGAACGAGAGCACTGCATCCAGGATGACCGCAGGGCTTGGGCCGTGCCAGCGGCATCAGAGCGGCTGGTCGGTATCGCGAGCCTGGCCGACCGCCGAGCCATCGTCGAGCGAGCGAAGTACGTCCTCATCGCCATCGTCATAGTCGGCTGCCAGTGCGTCGATCAACTGGTCTAGCTTCGCCTCGATGCGGTCCAATTGGGTTGGCTCAGGTTCGTTGAGCAACGTGGCCGGTCGCATCGCCGCAAGAGCATTGCGCTCGCGCTGCAAGCAGAACCCCATTGCCTCGGCAAATAGTTCATCGTCCTTCGTCCAATCGCCTTCAAGTCGCGATGGGTCAACCTGGTTGAAATACGCAGCAAGAGAGCTACTCATCGACGACCTTTTTTTAAATTGCCGGGTTCCACCACACTGCCCGGCGCAGCGCCTTAACCGCCGCAGGCAGCCACGCCTGCTGTTCACGGATGGATCGTGGCCCTTTAAATGACAAAGCCCGCAGCAATTCTTGCTGCGGGCTTGTGTATTCGTCATTTCCTTAGTTCCTGCTCCGAATCTAGCGAATTATGCCGCCCGATGTATAAGTTGCATAATTCGACTTGTCAAAAAATTTAATTAAGTCATGAAACCAATTCCGCCTATACCCACACCTACACCCGCACCCACACCCACGCCTACCGCCGCACCTAGCGCACACCCATATGCACGACTCTGGGCAATCTTCGGCATATGTATTCTTGCGGGAATTTCTGCTTTAGGGATCTATGTGTACGAGTTTGGCATCGATCGCTCACACAAACAGGAGGTGTGGGGCCAATTCGGCGACTTTATCGGTGGCATCGTGAATCCACTAGTCGGCCTCGGCACGATCTTTCTGCTTGTGCTCACACTTCTGGACCAGAAGGAGGAATTGGCGTCACAAAGAGAGCAACTTAAGCTCCAAACGGAAGAAACGCGCAACTCTGTTGTTGCCTTAAATAGCCAGTTAGCAGCGATGAAGACGCAGGCTTTTGAGCAGTCTTTTTTTGCGTGGCTGGCAAGTTATCGCGAATTGCTCACATCCGTCACTGCATCACCTGACCGGTCAATTATAGGTCGGGAGGCACTTGAGCGACTACGAACCAATTTCAATGGCGCTCATGCGCAGAGGGAGACCTTGCCCGGAAGCAGCTTCAACGAAATGATCGACGACCAGTTTGACGACTCGCCACTAAAGAATTACGACGAACTGATTGCCAATGCACTGAAAGCTGATCCGGTCTCGATCAAAATACTTCATAAGCGACTAGATAAATCGCTAAACGCATACGAAAAGCTATTTAAATCGCGGCGCTCCTCGCTTGACGCCTTGTTTCGAACGCTTTATCGCTTATTCAGTTGGATCGATACTTCGGGAATGAGCGATGAGCAAAGATGGCATTATTCTTCCTTGGTACGCTCCCAACTTTCTTCCGCCGAAATGATTTTCCTCATGTACAACGGCATGACTTCCTCAGGAAAGAAGTTCACCTGTCTCATCGAAAAATACGCACTACTCGATAACCTTGACGAAAGTAGCGACGAGCTCGTTGCCGCTGCGAAGAAAGTCTTCGTTAAGACGAAACCAGCGATTTCTCAAGACGACTCTCGATTTTGGCCATATTCAAAGTCCGCCTTCTGTTCGACGGAGGCGCGAAAGAAATTTAAAGAAAGAGAGAAAACGTAGCCGGTACCGCTGCCTACGGAGACTGCCGACGTTGGATCTTGAGCAGTTCTGCACGTCGAAGGCGATGCTCTAACCATTCAACAATGCGCAGGTCAACATTGCAAAGTCGCCGATGCAGGGTGGCCCGCGTAACGCGAAGTTTGTTCGCGATGTCTTGCATGCCGCCCTCACCCAGGTAGACCTCTTTGACCACTGCCTTAAGATCGGGCGGCAGCGCCGCGATAGATCGGTCGGTCAATAACGCCTCCTCATTGAATGCTGGATCGCAGTTCCTCATACCAGCGACAACGTCCTTCGTCTGGTCAACGCGGTTTGCATTGAACATCGAGCCACCGCCCATGCTCACCCCGCTTACTACCCACTCCGCCCAGCGCTCAAGTCGCTCGTGTATCCACTTGACCCTTTCCATGTCAGCCCGCCCTCACCAAGCGGTCGCCATCATCGAGAGCCTTAAGGATGCGCGACTTGAATGCTGGCCCGGTCTCGGACGGCGCATCGGCTGAAATCCCAAGCTCGGCGGCCTTCGCGCGCATGCCCGACATTGATGCCCACCATTGAACAACCGGCGCGGCCTGCTGAACCTTCTTTCGTTCCGGCGCGAAAAGCTCATCCTCCCATCGAGCACCGTTCAACCAGGTCGCCGGATGCGGGATGAACGCCTTCTCGGTGGCGTGACGCTCCCAGTTGGCGATATGCGTCGGCAGTGCTTCGAGAGCCTCACACCGTTGAGCCTGGGTCAGCTTGCCCCACGCTTTTTGAGCCGCCGCTTTCGCCTGCTTGCGCGGGTATAGCGCATACCACTCGGCAAAGCTCGATGCCGATTTCTTTGCCGCAGTCGGCATAGTGCGATCTAGCGACGATTTTGGCGCGTTTTCTGATGGAAAGAGGTGTAGGACATTCATGGTTCACCTATGTAGCGGTGTAAGGGATAAAGGCATGCTGTTAGAGGTGAGATCGGAGCAAAGGGCAGAGTTCCCCCTACCCGTTGCGTGTCAAATATGCTTGCCGTCAGTGGAGCCGACCGTATGCATAAGGGCCTGCAAGCGGATGTACGCCCTTGCAGTCGACCAGACTATCGGCGTCCGTACAGACACCCCTCCCGCGCTCTAGTCTTTCGCACCCACGCTGCCCCCTGGATCGGTTTGGGGCCTTTCAAACAAGGGGTAACCGCGTATCTAGCCTCTTCGCCCCTTGCGTTCAATTCGGTCTACTGCTGCACTCGGCCTCCGCGCTCAAGGCGCACGATCTCCCCATGCGTCCAAAATGGCGCACGCGCAGGATCGCGCCTTCCGTGGGCGTCAAAACGTGAGGGGTGATTGCGTGGTAACTCGACCAGGAACAGATGCGGCCGACTGGCGGCGAGGTCGAGCACAACGATGATGTCGGACTGCGGGTGGTCGCGGCAGGCCTGGTGGAAGCCGACCAGGTCGTAGACCTCTGCGACCGACCACGACCGCCCGTTGAATTCGTAGAACCACTGGCGCTCGCCAGGATGGCGACGCACGATCTCGCGCTCCTCCTCTTGACGATGCGTCGATGGTCGCTCCCGCTCCGGACGCAACGCGCCGCGGATCTGGCGTGAACCAGGGAACAAGTCACCGTTCACAGAAAGACCCAGGCGCCGGTGACATACTCGCTGCCAGTGGGCGCGGCTATGCCATATCGCCCGACCTTCTTGTGAGCGCCACCTACGGCGATTCGCTCGACAACGACAATGTGCCCTGCTGCGTGCAGACGACTGCAGGTGTACTTGGTAGCCGCTGTGGTCACTCGCAACCGTGCGGCAACCTCGCGTGCCGTAAGCGGTCCCAGCTTGATCTCGTTGATAACTTGTTGAGCAAGCCAGCCTAATGGCCGGCCAGAGCACCTGACGCGGCCTTTCATTCGACAGGCTCCAACGACGCCAAGGGCTGTCCGGTTCCGGCCGCCCGCTGAACATTGCGAGCCAGGCGCAGCAGCATGCGTATTTTTGCGTGCACTACAGCCTCGATCTCATCGGCTTCACGGACGCTAATCTCGCGATCGCGGAGTGCCTCCATCAGCAGCCCAGACATCTCGCCGTGCTGCTGACCCAAGGTCAGCGCTTTCTCGAGAATGGCGTTTATTTCGTCGGGCCACGCGCCACCAGCTGGCCCTGGATCGAGGGGGATCACTGCCAGATCGAATCTAGCGCCCAGGGCAAAGATCCAGTCGCGGGCGTGCTCTCGCGAACCGTCCTGACGCATCAAGTACTCAGTTATGAGTTCGGCATCTTCGATGGTCATGCGCTCGCGGGCGTCAGCGCCGTCCAGCCGCTTGTAAAGCGTCTTCGGTGCAATGGTGCGATCACGAAACGCGGTCGCCCAGTTGCAAAAACCTTGAATGCCCTCGGGCGCTTTGCGTAGCGCGTTGTAGATCGCGCCGCGCCAGTTCATGTTGCTGTGTCGTTTAGTCATGCGAGCACCCGAAAAGGCTGTGCGTTTTCTCGTAGCGTTGATGGCGCGCGCATCGATATGATTCGGTCCAACAAGAAGCCAACGAGAAAGAGGCACAAGTGAAAATCGAAGAAAGGGAATTGGGGGGACGACTCCAGCGCCGAATCGCGCTAAGCACTTGCGGAATCCTTGCCCACCGCGACAGCGAAGACTTGGTCATTCGCGCTTCCGGCCTGTTCGCCCGCTTCGGCAATCGCAGCGACAACCAAGCTGGCAAGGTATGCAGCGCAGGCGTCATAAAGACTGAGTTTCTTGTCGATCAAGTACATGGGCGTCACCTCGTCACGCAGCTGCAACTGCAGCGTCAGCGACGTCAAGAGCGTTTGGATTGCGAATGACTTCCCAATCAACATCCGGCCGAAGCTCTTCACAGGTAACTAAGCGAAGAGAGGCGCGTTCGATCGCGGGGCAGTACTCGGCAGGCACAACGCGCTCGCCTTTAGCCCAGCGGCTCACATCTGGAGCGTGGGCACCAATTGCTTTGGCGAGTGCCGCTTGTCGGCCCCGCTCGCGAGAAAGGAAGTCGGCGAGTGTCATGGCGGCCATCTTAGCGTAACGCTAATCACAGGACAAGAAGATTATGAGCGAAACGCTCATTCAAGAAATTAGCGTATTGCTATTCAATCGAGAAATGACGATTGACGAAATTCGCCGGAAGAATCTGGCCTTGTTAGCCGAGGAATGCCTTGGCATTGGCCGATTCGCCGAACGCATCGGAAAGGACCCTTCGCAGGTGAGCCAATGGCTCAACGCATCGCCCGACTCGCGCACTGGAAAGCCAAGGGGCATGCGCTCGTCAACATGCCGTGAGATCGAGGCGAAGCTGGGAAAGCCGGAAAATTGGCTCGATAGAGATCATGGCGGTGACGCAGATCCGCATGAAATCTGGCCTTTCGCGCGGATCACAGCTGCTGACTGGTCACGCCTTGGTGCCGTCGCTAAGGCCGACATAGAGGACTATGTTGAGATGAAGCTTGCAAAGGCCGACCCTGTACACGACGACGAAAACAAGCACGCTGCCTAATCATAGGCACCTAACCCTGGTTTACTCGCGCGAAGAATCCTGCTGATCGGTTCTCACCCTCAACATCAAAAGCCGCCCTACACCGAGGCGGCTTTTTTTCGCGAAGGCTAAATAAATTTAGCATTACGCTCACTTTTTGATTGATCAAAACTTAGCGTAACGCTACTATGCACTCCATTACGCCGTCCACGGCACTATTGGAGCGCAGTCAATGAGGCACTTTTCCCTACTGGTCATTAGCGTTTGCGTCGCAGGCGCAATTGCTGCCACGTTCACTGCTGGGATGGCCATCGCCTCGCGTGATGCGAAGTTGTTTCAGGCCCACGATAAACAGCGCATGACCCTGCTCGCCCGATCCTGCGGCAAAGCCGGAACGCTCATGCAAGACCCTGTCACGAACGACTTCTCATGCGTCTATCGGAACGCGGATGGGCAAACCATCATGCGTTACGTCACCGACGCCCCGACGCTCATCGTTCGGAACTGATCTCCATGCTGGCAGAGATCGAACGTGCCCGGCTCGAAAACGCAATGCGCGAGTCGCGCTGCACTGGCGATCTCGATACCGCATTGAAGTTCCCTGCCCTCGCCATTGCCCTTCGCAACACGGCCGAGGCGCTCAGCCAACCCTCCCAGCCCCGCCGCACAGCACGCGGCAACGTCATCGACTTCAAACGCGCTTGCGCGGGCGACAACGATTGACGCTATCAAGGAATCTCCATGTCTTATCGCAAAGGCCCCTACTTCACTCTTGGACTCGTCGGCCGCGCAGGAGCTGGAAAAGATACCAGCGTTGACGTATTGGCCAAGACGCATGGTTTTGCGCGCCTTGCCTTTGCCGATCCTATTCGCGTCGAAATCGCCAAATCGTTCGGCATTGACTCTCGGATGCTGACCACTCGTCACCTGAAAGAACGACCCACCGTCGCGCTTGCTATCGGACGCTCTAACGATCAGCGCTTTATTTCCCACATGGTGTCAGTCGGCATCGATCCGGCACGTCCACGGTCGCCCCGCGACATCATGATTCTGTGGGGTGCCGAGTATCGCCGGCAAGTTGACGGAAACAACTACTGGATGCTGAAAATCCACGAGTCCGTCGAGCAGTTGCACCGCGATGGACACCGCCGCATCGCGTTTACGGACGTTCGATATTTGGACGAGGCCGAGTTTGTGCGATCGCTCGGCGGAGCGCTCTGGCGGATTCGACGCAGAGAGGTCGAGCAAGCCCGCGCTGCTCACCAAAGCGAATTGGAGCAAGCCCAGATCGCTTGCGACCTTGAAATTCACAACGATGGCTCCCTCGACTTCTTGGGATGCCAAGTCTTAACCGCGTATGCGCAAGAAGCCGCGTTTACGGGCTGACCCTCCCAACCTACCTCGACCGAGCGACCCACTATGACTCAAACCCCGCACACCGACACGTTCGATCAAGAACTGACGGCTGGTAACGTCAAAGCAGCGATGAAGGCTGCTGGCGCCAGCTCGTCTGACCTATGGAAAGTGAAGCGCGAGCACATCCGCGTGATTGCCGGCTTCAACCTTCGCAACGCTGAAGATCCCGACTATATCGCTCACATTCGCTGGCTTGCGAACTCAATCACGGCCAATGGTTTCTACGACGACAAGCCCCTGGCTGGCTATATCTCCCGCGAGGGCGACGTCAACTTCATCAACCTGACGGACGGCCACTCGCGGCTTGCCGCCTTCGACCTTGCAGCGTCCGAAGGATTCGAGGGCGATGTCCTGCCAGTGGTAATTAAGCCGCGCGGAACGAGCATCGAGGACCTGACCATTGCGATGTACACCGGCAACTCGGGCAAGCCCTTCACGCCTTATGAGACGGGTCTGCTGATCAAGCGCCTGGTGGCACTTGGCGTGGAGGAGAAACTGATCGCCGCACGTTTAGACATCACAAAGCGGTATCTCGATGATCTGCTAACGCTGGTCGAAGCGCCACCAAGCGTGCGTGCATTCGTGGCGCAAGGCCAAGTTTCTGCAACGCTCGCAGTTGATGTCGTTAAAGCGCATGGCGACAAAGCGGCAGAGCGCCTTCGCAGCGGTCTGGAGACTGCGAAAGCCGCAGGCAAGGCCCGCTTGACCAAAAAGCACCTCAAGCCGGTAAAGAGCAAGCCAGTACTGCCACCATCCACGGACTGCGATCAAGATCCAGAGAGCGAAGACCCTGCGGCACTTGTCGCATGCCTATGGGCAGCAATCGAGGAAAAAGCGCCGGTCAAGTCCGTCATGCGCAGCCAAGCGCCTGAACTGGCGGCAAGCCTATATGCCCTCGCCATGGCGACGGGAAATTCCGTCTAGCTCATTGGAAATCGTTCTTCTCTACATCACTGCCTTCGGCGCATTTGGCTTCGGCTTTCTGAGCCGCGCGGTTCTGGGGCATGCAGTGAGCGAACGATTGGAACAGGACTTCGCTATGCGAAAGCAATCAAATCACCGTCCGCGCCTAGCGCGCATCCCAATGGGCTCGGTATTGCGAGACCAATTCCGGATGCAGCTGCACGTCGCTATGGGCCAGCTGGCTTACAAGCCCTGCGCCGAACCGTACAACGCGCTGGCCGAAATATTCAATGTCGTGCAGGTCGCGCTCAAAGACGATCGTCACCACCTGATCGAGGCAGCAGTAATCAACGCTGGCGCTCAGGCGCTCGTCGCAATGGAAGACACCGTTGCCCGATGCATTCCACCTTTCGAAGGCGAACTTGCTCAAGTCCGCTCCGCCGTCAATCAGATCGACAACCTGCTGGGTCGCATGGACGTTTCTCGCCTCTACGCCGCGATGCAGTCACTCAAATCACTTAAGGATGGGGAATGATCCGAGATCAATTCACACTCGATGGTTCCGTCGCGGCAAGCAAAGAGAGCGGCGATGAGTGACATCAATCTGCCGGATTTGCCCGCGTCTCACGCGATCTATAGCCACGTGGCAAAGGTACAGGTGTATACCCCCGAAACAATGTTGGCATATGCCCGCGCCGCTGTCTTGGCCGACAGGAGAGCAAGATCCGAATCGTCAAATGGGTTAGGCATTAGCCCCATCGCCTTCCGATCTTCGCACTCGGTCTCACCGTCGTTTGATCGCGGTGAGCACCAGATCCACGAGCGCCAGATAGCAATCGCGGAGCGTTCCGGGGTGAAGGCCGACCTCTACCTCGTCGATATGGGAGTGCTGGGCGAGATTTACGTAAAGCCGGAAGTTGCTTCCGACAGGTTCGTGCAACTTAAGCGTGACCGAGTGCAGGTCAAAGCGGTGTACCCCATGTATCAGGGCGCAGCGCTGCCGAATGAGGCCGACGCTGTCAACCCCGCAGAAGGACTCCGGCCATGGTGACCGTGGTCGTGTTCTTCGTCGCGTCGTCCGTCGGATTCGCTGCGGGCGTCATTTGCCGCAGCGCTTGGGGCAAGAAATGATACCCAGCAAACCGACTCCAAAAGTACAAACGAAGGAGGTTGCTTTGGAAGCAATCACCCTAGAACGAAGCGAACTTCGAAGCATGCTCGAAGAAGCAGCGCAGATCGGTGCCGAGCGTGCGATTGAAGATATGGTCTGCTACCACTACAAGGACGCGTGCAAGCGCTTAGGCATCAGCTACAACACCCTGCAGAAAAGGATGCAAGAAGGCAAGATCCGGGCGATTGATGGACGAATTACAGGGAGCGAACTGCGCCGTTACTTGAGACAAAAAGCTAGCTAGCGAGTCGCGGTTTCGAATGGCACCTATCAGGCCAAGGCGAGCATGGTAAAAGCTCCCTAGACCGTCGACGCCTGACCAGATTTTACTTATCATTGCATCATGACAAAAACTCAGCATTTAGCAGCGATCGACCTCTTTTGTGGCGTCGGTGGGCTGACTTGTGGCCTCCGCCAAGCAGGTGTAGAGGTTGTTGCGGGCATTGACGTGGATCCTCAGTGCAAATTTCCGTACGAATTTAACAACGGCTCGCGGTTTATTCTCAAGGATGTAGCAGATATCACCGGCGAGGAGCTTAAGGCGTTGTATCCGAAAAACGCCCTCAAAGTTCTCGCCGGATGCGCGCCCTGCCAACCTTTTTCTACGCTTGCAACAAAGAATCGAAAATTCCAGGCGGAATCTGATGGTCAATCAGTCGAGCCTAATGACAAGTGGGGCCTGCTAGAACAATTCGCGCGTCTTGTGGAGGAAGTCGATCCCGAACTCGTCACCATGGAAAATGTTCCAAGAGTGAGCAACCACGCGCCATACAAGCATTTCATAGCAACCCTTACTCGTTTGGGGTACAGCGTTGATGCTCGTCGAATCAAGTGTGCAGACTATGGGTTGCCTCAGATCCGGAGACGCTTTGTCCTAGTCGCATCTAAATTTGGCCAAATCAGACTGCCCCCGCCTTTAGATCGGTCGCTTCATCGGAGCGTTCATGACGCGATTGGTCATTTGCCCACACTCTCCGCAGGTCAAACTGACCCGCAGGACGCTATGCACAAGGCTCGATCAATGACGGAGGTGAATCTCCGACGCATTCAAGCATCAAGGGCTGGAGGAACTTGGGAGGATTGGCCAGTCGAACTCCGCTCGGCGTGCCATCAGCGCGACACAGGTAAATCGTTTCGCAGTGTTTATGCACGCATGGAGTGGGCGGCGCCAGCGCCCACCATTACCACCCAGTGTTTTAACTTTGGTACCGGTAGGTTCGGACATCCTACACAGGATCGGGCGATCACCTTAAGAGAGGCGGCCTTACTTCAGTCCTTCCCGATTGATTACAAGTTCGTGGAACCAGAAAAAACTGTGCATTTCACTTCCGTGGGCCGTATGATCGGCAACGCGGTTCCGCCATTATTGGGCAAACTAGTCGGAACTACGCTGCAGAATCATCTACGGGAACGGATTAACTGTGACGTCACTTAAATTCAAAATAGAACTGAACGTACTCAACCATCTCGGGATCGGCTTATATAGTTCGACCCCTGCAGTGGTCACAGAGATCATCTCTAATGCTTGGGATGCGGATGCAGAGAACGTCAAAATATCGCTTTTACCCGATTCCGATCTGATCGAGGTGGAGGATGACGGCCACGGCATGAAGGCTGAGGACGTCCAAAACAAGTTCCTGAAAGTCGGGTACAGCCGAAGAGCCAAAGAGAAAACCGGGAATTTTAGCCAGAAAAAGAACCGTCGTGTAATGGGCCGGAAGGGCATCGGGAAACTTGCAATGTTTTCCCTTGCCAATCAGATCGAGATAGTAACCAAAGCCGAAGATTCCCCGGCAGTCGCTTTCACGATTGATGTTGCTCGGCTCAAGCATATGATCGCTCAACGTGAGGATCAGGCGGTTGAATATCCCGTCCAGCTAAGCGATGTACCCGCTGACTTCAAATTGGCCCACGGGACGCGGATTCGTCTCACCAATTTGAACAATAAAATCAACAAAACAGAGATGTTCCTGCGCCAGCGCTTGGCAAGGCGATTCGGCGTATTCGGAAATGACTTCGAGGTAACTCTTAATAATCGAGAAATTCGTCGCGAAGACGCAAACTTTTATTCCGACCTTCAATTCCTGTGGTATTTCGACTCGGAGATGAAGGAAAGCGTCAGACGAATTGCACCGTCAATTGCTCAATTGAAAGAAGACGGCAAGGATGTAGAGCACTGCGTCAGCCCCCTTCCTGCTGTAATTCAGTCGGACGTTGCACCCGGATTAGTGTTGCGCGGCTTTATCGCCACTGTCGATGAGCCCAAGAAACTTGGCAAAGGTGATGAAAGCTTAAATCGAGTGTCCATCTTCGCGAACGGACGGCTTTTTCAGGAGGATATCCTCTCTGAATTAGGGGACGCGCGATATTTCAACAGCTACCTTATCGGAGAAATCTACGCCGATTTTCTCGATCAGGATGATATTGACCGAGCAACGGCCAGCCGCGAAGCAATCAAGCATGATGATGAAAAATTTCAGGCGCTCAGAGCTCATCTAAAGATATGCTTGACGCAGATTCGCGATCAGTGGGATGACTGGAGACGGGCTCTTGGATTCTCTCGCGTCGATATGGCCGCTCCAGCGGCCGTGACCAAGTGGTTAAACGGAATCAAGGACAGTCGAGACCGAAAAGCAGCTGATCGCCTACTCACATCGATCGCGAATTTGAAAGTGGCAAACGACGAAGACGAGAATCAAGCTGCAAAGAAGGTTCTCTACAAAAACGCAATAATAGGATTCGAGAAACTTAGGGTTCGCAGCCAACTGGACCGCCTAGACAAAGTCACCGACGTTCTCAGTCCAGAATTCCATAAAATTTTCGCTAATCTCGACGATATTGAAGAAAGCTATTACTTAGATATAACCCGCACGCGCTTGGAGGTGATACGCAGATTCGCCGAGGAGATTGTCGAGCCAAAAAAATTGGAGAAGGTGGCGCAACAGTATCTGTTTGAGCATCTTTGGCTACTTGATCCCTCCTGGGATCGAGTGACCGGGAGCGAGACCTGGGAACTGACGTTAACTAAGCACTTAAAGACTAAATTTCCAGACGCGAAGGTTGGTGCGCGCCTTGACATCGCGTATCGCACCACAGCTGGTCGACATGTGATCATTGAGCTTAAGAAGCCGGGAAAGCGCGTCGATCTAAACGAATTGGAAATGCAAGGCCGGAAATATCACGATGCCATGGAAGCCTACTATGAGGCCCACCCAGACGCATTGAGGATGCAGGGCCGCGTCCCGCCGATTGACGTGTACTTTCTAGTGTCCGACTGCGGTCCGTTAGATGAGCGCCGGTCGAAGGCCTGGGATTCATACAACCTGAAAGCACTGACTTATAGCGGCATGATCGAAAATGCTCAGCGGTCTTATCACGAGTACCTCGCAGTAAAGCGTAAAATTGGCAGTCTAGAGACGATTCTCTCAGAGCTCTAGGCCGGCTTAATAATGGATCTCGAAGAGATTGATCCAGCGCGGTCCGCGCTGATGTCAAAAGTGCGACGATCGAACACGACGCCGGAGATCTTGGTTCGACGGCAACTTCACAGGCAAGGTCTTCGGTTTCGCTTGCATGCAAAGTGGCTACCGGGGTCTCCCGACATCGTCATGGCTCGCTGGCGTACCGTTATTTTTGTACACGGTTGTTTTTGGCATCGACATGCAGGCTGTCGGTATGCTTCCACGCCGAAAACGCGAGTCGATTTCTGGAATACGAAGTTTGCTAGAAATGTGCAGCGCGATGCAAAAGTTGAGTCAGATCTTCGTCAACTCGGATGGAGAGTGATCGTGATCTGGGAATGCGAGACGAAATCGACGGAGAAGCTCGTTCAGATCCTGACTGAACATTTCCCGTCAAACCCAGACTTGGCAGCTATCCCAAGAGATCTGCAATCTCCTTAGCGTGCGGGTTGTAATAAACCATAGCCATCTTTGGATCGGTCCATCCAAACATTTTGCACAGATCCAGCACAGGGATGCGCTTTGAAATCATCGTGGCCGCCGTATGTCGCGTGTCGTGCCAGGTAAAACCCTCCAGCCCAGCACGACCGCGATACTTTCTGAATAGCGCATCAAGCGTGGACGCTTGAACTCCGAAAACGCTTTCATCGTCCCATCCCTTCATACGTCTCAGCAGGCTGCGGGCCTTGCTAGACAGAGGCACATTTCGGGACCTACCGGATTTCGTCAAGGGCAAGTGAACATGCTTTTCAAAGACTTGGCCCCACTGCATCCCCGTAAGCTCCCCAGCGCGCATGCCTGTGCGCAGCGCCAGGAGCATGCAGACGGCCACGGACTGCCCGACGGACGACGGTCGACCGCGCTTATGCCCCATTTGACGGAGCATCATTTTAATTTCGCCCCATTGAATCACGCGCTCGCGATGCTTCGCGTGGGGCGGCTTGCGGATAGCCTTGCACGGGTTCACGTCTGCCCAACCCCATTCAAGCCGAGCCGTTTCGAACACCGAAGACAAGAGGCTCAATTCCCGCCTTACGGATCCCGGCCCAATCTTCTCCGCGCGCGCGTCTCGAAAGTCCGCGATGTCTTGAGACGTGATTCTGCCGATCGGCTTTTCAATGGGCAGCTTGTAGCTCTCGAAGGCGGACAGCCGGATTTGCTCCCACCGCTCGCCCCGCTTGGTGGGTGACACTTCATCGGCATAGCGCCGCAACGCGGCCCTCAAGGTGTGCTTGTCGCCAAGGGGCGTCGTGGCATCGGCACGCAACTCAGCTTCGCGCCTTGCTGCCCATTCCACCGCCTCGCGCTTTGTCTGGAAGACGGAACTATCTCGTACAGGCACGCCGCTCAGCGAAAGCTTGATCTGAGCGCGATAACCTTTGGATGTCTTTTGTATGCTCGCCAT